AATTTTGTAACTGGTAGTGAGATCATAAATATAACTCAAGGTGGTATAGTAGGACGTGGATTAACAGTCACTGGAGTAAGAGAAGATAATAAGATATCTGAAACTGAACAGAATGATATATTCAGAGATATCAGTGATGACTTTTTAGATTTCTCAGAAGACAATCCATTTGGTGACGCGGAGAATAATTAATGTTTGGTACACATTTCTATCATGAGAAGATAAGAAAATCAGTTTCTATATTTGGAAGACTGTTTAATAATCTTTATGTGATCCGCAAAGATGCTTCTGGTGGAGTTTTAAATCAATTAAAAGTTCCTCTTGCTTATGCACCTAGAAAGAAATTCTTAGAGAGAATTAGACAACAGACAGATCTCTATACGGATGAGAAGACTTCAATAAAACTTCCTCGTATGTCTTTTGAGATTACTGGATTTGCATATGACTTGTCAAGACAGTTGACAAAGACTAGTACGTTTAAGGGTCGTGGTCAAAAACTTACAGATCAAAATGCTTTTCCTAAAGCACAGAAGTTTTTCTCACCAGTACCTTACTCAATTTCATTTGATTTAAATATTTACGCAAAGAGTCAGGATGATGCACTACAGATTGTGGAACAAATATTACCTACATTCAATCCACAATACACTGTAACGATAAAAACATTTCCAGACGAGTATCCAGAATTCAAAGAGGATATTCCAATCATAATTCAAGGATTAACATTCTCTGACGATTTTGAAGCAGCGATGGAACAAAGAAGAACGATAATATACACATTATCCTTTGAAATGAAAGTTTCGTTCTTTGGTGCAATTGCAAACTCAACAGTTATTAGAAAATCTATTGCGGATGTATTCTTCCGTGATGTAGGTGCACAAGGCGATTCTGACATACTTGCTGAAACAATCACCGTAACACCTAACCCAACTACTATAATCGGAATGCCCGATAGTGACTATGGATTCGATACAGTTATCGATCTAGCCTTTGATGATAGTGCATAAGGAGAAATAAAATGCCCATCACATTAAGAAACACGAAAGGCAGTGAACTTACCTTCGCAGAACTAGACGGCAATTTCACACACCTTGAAAACGAAATAAACACTGGAACTGATTCTGGTACTATAAAAACTTTTATTGATACTACATACGTCACTGGTATCGTAGATCAAACTTACATAGAAGGAATAGTAGACTCCGCATTTGTAAACGCGAGAGTTAACACACTAAACTCACTGGACTCTGCAGAAGCAATACAGTTAATTGATAGTGCATATGTTCAAGCACGTCAAGTAGATGTCTTTAGAGATTCTGGATTTGTAACAGATATCATAGACTCTGCATACATAATAGCAAGACAGGAAGACAACCAAAGAGACTCCGCATTCGTAACCAGTATAGTAGATTCTGATTATGCACAGTCTCTTGTTGACACTGTAAAATTATATCCATACACAGTGGCGACTGCACCTGCTTCTGGAACTGAAGGACAATTAATATATGTGACAGATGGTAATGCAGGAGACGCAACACTTGCAATATGGAGCGGTGGATCTTTCAAGGTTGTATCCACAATTGGTTCTACAATACTAGACTCAGCTGGTGGCGGTGGAGGCGGATTCTAATCCGATGACAAATGAGTGATGATGAAAAAATAAATAATGACTATGATTATTCTCGTGACACTTTATATGAGTTAATCGAGAAAGGAAAAGATGCACTAGAAAATATGATAGAGGTTGCTCGTGAGTCCGAGCATCCTCGTGCATATGAAGTGTTATCTGGTTTAATTAAAAATGTTGCAGATGTCAATGATAAATTGCAGGATTTAAATAAAAAACAAAAACAACTGAACGATGATGAGAAACCACAACAAGTAGAAAATCAACAAAATAATTACTACTTAGGTTCCACTTCAGATATTCAAAAGATGCTAAGAGAAAATGATGTAGTTGATGTTGAAGCAGAAAGAGTCATATCTAGGGAACCCTAACGTCAAGAGAGACGGTGTCCTTCAACAGTGGACTCCAGACTTATTACAAGAATACAAAAAGTGTATGGATAGTCCTGTATACTTTGTTGAGAATTATGTAAAGGTTATTTCTCTAGACGATGGGATGGTTCCATTCGTCTTATATCCATATCAAAAGGATATGTTCAAACAATTTCAGGAGAATAGATTTAATGTCGTCCTCGCATGTAGACAATCTGGTAAAAGCATTAGTGCGTGTGCCTACCTCCTTTGGTACGTTCTTTTCAACCCAGAAAAAACCGTTGCCATCCTCGCAAACAAAGGTGCGACTGCACGTGAAATGCTTAACCGCATTACACTCATGTTGGAGAACATTCCGTTCTTTCTTCAGCCTGGATCGAAAGCACTCAATAAGGGATCTTTGGAATTTTCGAATAACTCAAGAATCATTGCTGCTGCTACTAGTGGTAGTTCTATTCGTGGTATGTCCGTTAATCTCTTATATCTTGATGAGTTTGCTTTCGTAGAACGTGCTGCAGAATTTTATACTTCAACATATCCTGTTATCTCTGCAGGTAAAGACACCAAAGTAATTGTAACTTCTACCGCAAATGGAATTGGTAATCAGTTTCACAAGATCTGGGAAGGTGCAGTTCAACAAATCAATGAGTTTAAAAGTTTCCGTGTGGACTGGTGGGATGTACCAGGCAGGGATGAAAAGTGGAAAGAACAAACCGTAGCAAATACAAGTCAATTGCAGTTTGATCAGGAATTTGGTAATACATTCTTTGGAACTGGTGACACATTAATAAACGCAGATACATTACTTAATCTACGTGCGAAACCACCCAAGAGATATATGGAAGGTGGATTACTAAAGATATATGAAGAACCTATAAAGGATCATGACTATGTCATGACCGTAGATGTTTCGAAGGGAAGAGGACAGGACTACTCTACATTTACTCTGATCGATATTAGCGTTCGCCCGTTTGCACAGGTTGCTGTATATCGCAATAACACTATCTCGCCATTGCTCTTCCCAAATGTTATTTATAAATATGCTAAACCTTACAATGATGCATACGTTGTTGTAGAGTCGAATGATCAAGGGTCAGTAGTTTGTAATGGATTATATCATGATTTAGAATATGAAAACATGCACGTAGAATCTTCAGTCAAAGCAAATGCAATAGGTATTGAGATCAATCGTAAGACTAAACGTCTAGGTTGTTCTGCAATAAAAGATATTTTAGAAACAAAACGCTTGACAATCAACGATGATTCTACTATATTAGAGATTTCAACATTCGAGGCTAAGGGACAATCATACGAAGCATCTGACGGAAATCATGACGATCTTATGATGAACCTAGTTTTATTTGGGTATTTTGTGTCTACACAATATTTTTCTGATATGACAGATATTAATCTAAAACAAATGATGTTTGAACAAAAGATGCAAGAGATAGAGAATGATGTGGTGCCGTTTGGATTTATTGATGATGGATCTGCGGCAATACAACAAATAGAGAACCAAGATGATCCATGGAGGGTAAGAGTAGATGAAACTGAACGATTTGTGTGGGATGCTGATGACTTACCACTGTAAAGTAATTAAATTATAAATAATGGTATGTTGACTAATCGTATCATGGTTCATATAATTTTTAACAGAGGAAGATAAAATGGCACTTTCAACACCGTCTGCTTCTCCAGCTGTTGTAGTCAAAGAAATAGATCTGACTGGTGGCGTACCAAACGTTCAGTCAACTACTGGCGCAACTGTTGGGAACTTTCGTTGGGGCCCTGCAGAGCAAAGAGTATTGATAGACAACGAGACATCTCTTGTCAACACTTTTGCATCTCCAGACTCAGCAAATACCATAGACTTCCATAGCGCATCTTACTTTTTACGTTACTCAGGTTCTTTACAAGTTGTACGTGAGGTAACATCGTCTGCACAAAATGCTCGTTCTACTACAGGACAATTGGGTACAGACAACGATGGTTCCTTACCTACAGAATTAGTAAAGAATGATGATGATTTCGCAGCACAACAGAGCGCCTTGGATTCAGATTCACACACATTAATTGCACGTTACCCAGGCGAACTAGGTAACTCAATTCAAGTATCAATATGTCCACCCGATAGTACTGCATTCGGTGCATGGGCATATAAAGATGACTTTGATGCTGCTCCAAGCACATCAAGTTATGCAACTAACAAAAATGCAACTAACGATGAAATACACGTTGTAGTTGTAGATAATGGTGGAGAACTAACAGGAACAAAAGGTACAGTACTAGAAAGATATCCTTTTGTTTCAATTGCAAGCGATGCAAAAAATGCTGATGGTACTACTAACTATGCAAAAGACATAGTCAATGCAAGATCAGAATACATCCATATGGTTGGTTTTGATTCAGACTATGCTGGCGCAGGTGCAGGTACTACTGCAGATTCTGGTGATAACTTCTCGCCTGGATTAACTGCCGCAACAAATCATACATTCACAAAAGGTGCAAATTCAGGTGCACTAACAACAACAGAATACCTAGCAGGTTTTGATCTGTTCGAAGATAAGGACATCGTAGAAGTTGACTTCTTAATTGCCCCATCAATGAACTCAAGAGCAGACCAAACAACTGTTGTGAATGATCTGATTTCAACTGCAAGTCAAACACGTAAAGATTGTGTTGTCACTGCATCACCTGCAAGGACAGACGTAATCAATTTGACTAACACTACAACAATAACAAACAATATCACTGCAACCGCTGATACTTTCACAGCATCATCATACCTAGTAATGGATGGTAACTTCTTGAAAGTGTACGATAAGTACAATGATCAGTATATTCAGATACCCGCCGCATCATCTACTGCAGGTATCATGGCAGCAACCGATTTAAATCGTGCACCATGGTTCTCTCCTGCAGGTTCAAGACGTGGTGGATATCTAGGTATCACTGCAATCAGTTGGTCACCTACAAAGGCACAAAGGGATACACTATACAAAGCAGCAGTCAATCCGATTGCAAACATCCCAGGCCAAGGTGTACTGTTGTTCGGTGACAAAACAAAACTTGGTCGCCCAGGCGCATTCGATAGGATAAACGTCCGAAGACTATTCTTAGTTCTAGAACGTGCTATCGGTAAAGCAGCAGAACAAGTTATGTTCGAGTTTAACGATGAGTTTACTCGCGCAGAGTTTGTCAACATAGTAGAACCAGTACTACGTGAGGTGAAAGGTCGTAGGGGTATTACAGACTTTAAAGTGGTCTGTGATGAAACCAACAACACTGGAGCGGTGATTGATCGTAACGAGTTTATTGCAAATATCTTCATTAAACCTGCACGTTCAATCAACTACGTCACTCTAAACTTTGTTGCTGTTCGTACAGGCGTTGACTTCGAAGAAGTCGTAGGAACGGTGTAAGGAGGTAGACAATGGCAATTTTAGGAGTAGACGATTTCAAAGCAAAACTAAGAGGTGGGGGCGCACGTCCTAATCTCTTCCAAGTTACCATTAACTATCCTGCATTTGCAGATGGTAACCCAGAACTTACATCTTTCTTAGTTGAAGCAGCGGAACTGCCTGGATCAACATTCGGTCAAATATTAGTACCTTTCCGAGGTCGTCAGTTAAAAATGGCAGGGGATCGTACATTTGCTGAATGGACAACAACTATAATCAACGATACAGATTTCGCAATCCGTGACGCACTAGAGCGTTGGATGAATGGTATCAACGGACACAATGCCAATACAGGTCTTGCGGTTCCAGTTGCATACGAAGCAGATCTTAAAGTTGAACAGTTGGATCGTGAAGGTGATGTTATAAAAACATATAACTTCCGTGGTGCTTACCCTTCAGACTTGGCACCTATCCCATTAGCATTTGGTGACAATGATAACATCGAAAGATTTACATGTACATGGTCATACCAGTATTGGGAAAGCAATACAACAAGTTAACTAAATAACAGATAGGGCGGTAATACTGCCGCCCTATTATTTTATCTGAGGACTACAATGGCAGAAAATAA